ATCGGTGGTGATATGGATAAAAAAGATGATGATAATAAAAGACAAGTTCCACCTCCTAAAGTGACTGCTGTGAAGGTTTCCCCTGCGTTCCAGAGCATGGGTTTAGTCGCATCTCAATTACCTTCGGCTAAGACTCAAATTGTAGGATCTGGTAGTTTTTAAACAGAGTATGCTTTGCTAACGAAGTTTAACCTTTTGCGTCGCTAAGGTTTTTAATAATTAATCTTTTAAATTTTTTTGATTACTCATATTATAAACAAATGAGTTCTTTTTTTGTATCCTCTGATAAAATTCAAGTAGGGCAAACTGATGTATCTGTTCCATCTGAAAATGGTCTAAATTACAAGGCGGGTGGTAAGATTGATTTATACATCCCCCCGACATCTAAATTTGTAGATTTATCTCAGTCTCGCCTTAAGTTAAATGTTTCATTTGCTTTACCTGCTGAATCTGCAACATCGGGTTTAATGCGAACTCAACTGGACGCACAGACAGGATTACACTCTTTAATCAGATCTATTCGTATTTTTAGTGGTCGTAAAACTGCTCTTCTTGAAGAGATTGAAGGATATGATATTCTTACTGCTCTACGCTTTGATTATGAAACAAATGATAATCTCAAAAAGAAACGTGCTTTAACTGAAGGGACGACCGACTATGACCCCGCATGTCGTGGAACTCTTGGAACTACTAAGACTATTCAGGGTAACTGTTTTAGTAATCAGTATTTCAGCACGATTCAAGGCACTTCTCCAACCCTAAATACATCTTTTAATGTTGGCGATGATAATGAATTAAAGACTGTTAAGGCAGAACTTCATTTAAATACTGGCCTGTTCCGTAACGAGGCTGTATTCCCTGCTCTACTCACTGATGGTATATTCATTGAAATTTTACTTCAGGAAAAGAAGAAGGTAATGAGAAAATTAGATTCGGTAGCAAAGGATAGAACTTTAAGATTAAATCCCATGTTTCATTCTCGCACTGGCTCTGACACTGCTTCGCACACAAGTGGTAGTATTGTGAATGCTGGAACATTTAGTTCATTCTATACGACTCGTGATAATAACATGACTTCTACGAATGTATTCCCATTTGTAGTCGGTCAAAAATTCTCTTTGGTAGATTATGATAATAAGGTAATTAATGGTTCAGTAGGAACAATCACAGCATTAGAGCAAGATACAAGTGCTTCAACTACTCCAACTAAAATTAAGGTTACTCATACTGAAATGACATCCGATTTAGGATTCACTATAGGTGGTTCAAATGCTTCAAGAGTCTTCATGGTTGATAGAACCCCTGATGAAGCAACCTCATATGATATTGATTATACAATTTCAGACGTTGAATTAATCGTTAAACAGATTCAAGTTCCAGATGGATATGAAAATAGCATGATGGCGATGATGAAAGAAGGTGGAACTATCAACTATGATTATAGAACCTTCACTAATTACAGATATTCACAGTTATCTGGCGATAATGTGGCGAATATTAGATTACCACTGATTGAAAGTCGTGCAACGAGTATCTTATGTATCCCTACCGACGCTTCAAACTATTCTTCAAAGCAACTATTATCGGGTTCTACTACTTATGTGGAACAGCAAGACCCTGAGGATGTTATTGTAAGGTCGTGTCGTAGCGGTTTAGTAGGTATTTCTGATAATCTACAAGAATATCAATTTATTTATGATGGTAAGATTAATCCTTCAAGGAAGGTAGATGTATCCAAGATCTCGGCTAAGAATAGTATTTCTCAGCAGTGGTGTATTGAGGCAGAAAAGAGTTTAGCAATGGCGGATATTGAACCTCTGTCTTTTAGACAGTTTCAGGGTAACTTCTTTATCGGCAGAGCATTAGCACTCGGTAAAAATGCGGTATATGATGCACGAGGTAAGGATTTCAATCTTCAGGTTGAATACACTGGGGCAACTCAGACTAAGAGCAAACTCTGGAATAATTATGTATCCCATATAAGACGTCTTGAAATCAAGAATGGAGGACTCAGTGTAATGACGTAAATCGTAGATTACCTGTTCTGTAAAACAAGAAGAAAGATAGATACATGTAAATTTTAAATTGTTATAAATTTTTTTTTAAGTGTTTCATATTATAAATAAATATGAGTCAAATGAATGTTGAAATTGTCCCTTCTAATGTTACGAGTAACGGTCAGATAAGTTTCAAGGATGGTAATCCAGTTATCCAATTCATTATCGGTGAGCAGGACAGAATGCTCTTAGGTCAATCTGTAAGATTCACTGGTAAATTTAGAACCCTTTTAACGAATGCTTCTTCTTCTACATCTGGAACCTCTAATCTTGCTATGAGTGAAAAATTAGGTGTATATTCTACGATTGATACTCTCACGATAAAATCGCAGAAAACGGGTCAGACCATAGAATCAATTCGTCACTACAACAGATTCCTTGCTTCATACCTCCCAGCAGTAAATTCATTAGATGATAATATGACACATCTGTATGAATCTGCATTAATCCTTCCATCCTATGAAGCTCAGACTCAATCTGTTGTGAATATTCCATCTTCGTCCAGCACCCAGAATCATTTCTGTGTGAATCTTCCATGTGGTCTTCTAATTGAATTACATCTATCGCCTGATTCTCAAGTGTTCCACACTACTGCTGACGGTGATTCTGCAAGTTATAGTGACTCTCTTTATGAATTTAGTGATGTATCCCTTGTAGCAGAACTCGCTGAACCTCAGCCTGACATGCTTCAGCAGATGAAATCTCAACCGTCTGGAACATATGAATACAATAGTCTTACTTCATATTATCAGACAATCAATTCGGCGAATGGTATTATAAATTTCCAACTTGGATTAAGTCGTGTCCTTGGTGTATTTTCAAATATTATCCCTGCTTCACACATTAATAATCTATTATATGATGGTCTTGCTACTCTGTATCCAACGAATACTGGTGGTTCTTCTGCAGATATTAAGGAACTATTCTTTACTCGCAATGGTAGTAAGTTCCCAATTGATTTCAATATTAATACTCTTCAACAGACTGATAGTAAGAACAAGACAGTAGATTCTCAAATCATGTATAATTATATGAATGCTATCAGTAAATTTGCTGATATTACAAGAACTACCATCGGTCCCGTCAATTCAAGATACTCCGACGATTCTCGCTTTGATAAAGATTTCGCGAATGGTGGATGTGCCTTCGGTGTAGGAGTCGCATTTGATAATATTTCAGACCAAGGCGTGGATTTCAGAAATGTTAATTTTGGCATAAACATGTCTTTAGATTTAACTACTGACTCGCCTCAGGCGTTCTTTGTTTTCGTTCATTCCAAGAATACACTCGTATTCGGGCCACAGGGGATGCAGGTCATGCAATAATTACTCACATTCGTAAAATGTTTTTTTTAATTGAAATTTTTTTTAAGTATTCATATTATAAAAATGGATATGAGTAAATCAATGCCGACACCAGATGACCCCGATAATTTTGATGGAGAAGTTCAGGAGAGTATGGTTGAACGCCAATCGGTTCAGCCTAATGTTCCTAATCTCCTACGTGTATCCCCTATGGATACTACAACTGCTACTGATGTAGAAACGAGTATTTTAGATCCTGTAGTAAAAAGTGATACTTTTTGTAGATTTGTTTTCTTAAACAAGGGTATCCTACATTCTCACAGTAAAATTACACTCGCTTTAACTGCTCCTGATGGTTCAAGTCGTTTCTTCCCTCCTAATGTTGGAATTCATTCTCTGATTTCACGATGTGCTTTAAAGGTTGGAACAAAGACTCTTCAAGAAATAGATGGATATAATTTCTTATCTGCTTACAAGTCTCTATTTATTTCAAATGAACATCAGAAGGAAAGGGAACAGGTTCAATCTGGACGCTGTATATCACATGAATTTAGATATGATGATTCTACTACTACAGATGGTGGAGCATCTAATAATACTCGCTCTTTTTTCTACGGTTTATCTAATGGTCGTGAATATCGTAACAGAACTGGTGCTTCATTCGCCAGCCAGACCGCTGACCTTGAAGTTCATCAGTGGGCTGATATCAAAAATTCACCTGTATTCCAGATTGCCTTATCTGAATTATTCCCCATGTTGAAACAGACTCAGTTACCTCTTTACATGATGCAGGAGCAGGTATCTGTTGAATTACATTTTGATCCGACAAATGTAAATCGTTGTCAGGCAAAGAGTGGTGTCGCTACAGCAAATTATTTAATTGATGAAGATGAAGTTAAATTAATCGCAGATTACATATATTATCCTCAGGAAATGATGACTGCCTATGCGAATGCTAATTCTACTATCACATTGAATCACTTTGATTATCGTCACAGTAAGGTATCTGTATCATCTACTACTGATGACGGTCAAACTCGTATTAGAAATCTCGGCGGTGCTGGTCGTATCGTCACAAAGGTTATCACA